AAAAGATACAATAAAAATTGAGATTATTTTAATTTGTTTATATTATTTTATAATTAATGGATTATAAAACAATATTATATAAAAATTCACATATCGAAACTGATGTCGGTCGTGTTATAAATTTATCTATAATTAACCAAATATTTTTTGGTAATGCTGAGCCTTTTTGTATTTCCGGTAAGTTAGAATTAATTAACAATAATATGATAATTAAAATTAATGGTGTATTTTACCTTAATCTTATTAAAATTAATGAATATTTTAAAATGGCAGATATTACTAATTTTAATAATTTAACATTTTTTCCTTATAATTATTATAAAAATATTAAAATAACCAATATATCAACTCATTTTAAAAATATGATAGAAACAATTGATAAATATATTGAATATCTAACAAAACTTGACAACAATTTCAGTATTAATATTAAACATATTATTTTTAATAATAATTTTTTAAATGCAGAATTAATTGTAGCTAAAGATGATATTTATATTGTTAAATTTAATAAACGAGGAAAACCACTTTTTATTAATTTTACATATAATTTATATACAACTGGAAACTTTTTATCTTTAGAAGAACCACTAAATGAAACACAATATGAAGAAACATTTAATTTTCATAAAAAACAAATACTAATGGAAGATCCAGAGAATTTTTTAATTACAAATCTAGAAAGAGTTACTGGTGATAAAACTTTTTCAGAAATGGCTGTTAAATCTTATCTTTATAAAAATATTTTTAATACTCCGATTGAAGGTCTTTGTGAATTAGTTCAATGGAAAGATAAAACTAGTCATACTAATTTTATTAAATTATTTACTCAAAAATATTCTAACTTGATTAAATCAGATACAATGACTAATTTTGAAGGATTTAATAAATTTCTTCTAACTATAGATACAAATTATGTAAGTTGGGAAAATAAAGAACAAATTAATGAATTATATTATCAAATAACTCATGAACTTATTAAAAGTTTTGAACTTCTTTATAAATATAAATAAATTTTTTTAATTAATTGGTAATGAGATTTGTAAATAAGGTGTTACATATGAATAAAATGTAGGAATAAAAACAGAACTTAAATTATAAACTCCTGGATCATACCACCAATAATAAAGTGGAGGAACAACAGATGGTCTGTAAGTATTAGCCATTTTATAAAAATTTTCATCTGAGTCTAAATCAGAATCATATTCATCATCTAATCTTTTAGAACTTTTTTTAGAACTTTTTTTAGAACTTTTTTTAGAAGGTTTTTTACCACCAAATTGAGTAAATTTAGATTTAAATGAAGATAATTTTGATTCAAACTTTTTAATAGTGTTTGCATCTTGTGAGACAACATAGGGTTCAATATTAAATTTAACTTCATTATTATCTTTAAGTTCTTTAACAACAAAATGATAGTATTTTCCAGTACCGGAACCACCTTTTTGAACGGTAAAGTAAAATTTAGGAATATTATTATTAAAATGTTGAGATAAACTTTTGTAAAAAGTTTTTGCTGCTTTTACTGAGTTATTAGATTTAATTGTAGTTTTAATATTACCTTCAATATGAGGATTAACAAGACGGTATGTATTTGCCATTTATATAATAATTTAGATTTTTTTTTTAAAATTTAAATTTAAATTTAAATAAAAATAAAAACATTTTAAAGACTTTAAACTAATAAATTTAATGGTATATATTTTAGAATTAGAAACTTCACAAACATCTGCAATTAAAATTTTAATTGATACACTTAGTTCAATAGTATCTGATGTAAAATTTACATTTTATCCATATAATATGGAAAAAAATACATCTGAAGAAGAATCAGAACTATTATCTGAACAAAAAACTACTAAACAAATAGGGGGTTTAGTAATGAAAGAGTTAAATAAATCTGGTTCTATTTTAGTTTATAGTAAATTAGATGCTGAAAAATTTGATAAATATATCTATACTTATGATAAAAAAAAAATAACTATTGGTGTTAATTTAGATAATTTATTAATAATATTAAAATGTATGACAAATTTAGATAAAATGACATGGGCATTAGATGATGAAGATATTAATAAATTAATTATTATTTTAGAAAATACTGATAAAAAAGAAAAAAAAATATTTAGGCTTAATTTATCAGATTTAGATGAAGAAAAAATAGAAGTTGATACAATTGAATTTCCTTATTCTGCTTATTTCCCATCATCTGATTTTCATAAATACTGTAAAGATATGAGTTTAATAACAGAAAAAATCGAAATCAAATGCACGAATAATAAAGTTTCATTTGGTATAAAAGGAGCAGAAATATGTGATGCTGATTTTGAAATATCAGAATCAAATGGTGGATTATCTATAGAAGTAAATACAGATAATAAAAATGAAATCGTCCAAGGTGTTTTTTCATTAAAATGGTTAAATGTTTTTACCAAATGCACAAATTTATCACCACAAGTAATATTATATTTAAAAAATGATTATCCATTAATTATTCAATATTCTGTTGCTGCATTAGGTGTTGTTAAATTTGTGCTTTCTCAAAAAGATACTAAAAATTAAAATATTATATAAATAATTTATTAATTTTCTGCAATATGTGCAATATAAATAATATCCATACCCCATTTTTTTAAAATTTTTTCATTTAATAATGAAAGACTATTTTCTTTACTATTTTTATTCCATATTTTAACTACGGAATAATTGTTCTTTTTTAAACAAATTGAAAGACCAGTTATATTATTTTTTTTTAATGATAAATTTTCAGTTACAAGATATGTTGATAAATCATCCCATAAATCTTGAGATTGACTTGAATGTATTTTAAAAGACCAACAACCACCATTTTTATTTTCAGGATCTTCCCAAATTGGTGAAATACCATTTTGCATTAAAAAAAAATGTTTTTGATTTATTCCGTCATTTATTTTATCCCAATTATTATGTAATTGCCAATAATCTTCAGGTGTTTCAATAGTATAAATTTTTTTAAAACCAGCAACTTTCCAATTATCTTTATCTTGATGATACCATAAAGCCCATATCCTTGGTAATTTTGTTTTTAATGTTATTGAATCCATTGTTATAAAATAAATTTTTTCTTTATATTATTTTTATTATTTTTATTCTATTTAAAAATTTATTATTATTAATATTAATGAATTTTGTAATACCTATTCGTGAAGTAATTGTTAAAAATTTTAAAATTACACTTAAATCTATTGAAATTAATGATTATCGATTATCTAATTCTTATTATTTATATTTTTTTAGAATAATGCCATTTTTTATAATTAAATTATTTTTCTTTTTATTTCAAATAAAATATATTTATTTGTTAGATAATATTTATTTTTCAAATTATGGCGAATTTAAATTTTATCCAACTTTATTAAGTGTGTATATATATAATGATGATGATAAAGATAAAATAAATATAACTAATAATATGTTAAAATATAATGGAACTGTTCCAATATGGTATATTATTGAAAATGAAAATTTATATTTATTTAAAAAAATTGAATTTAAATATTTTTTAAAGACTAAAATAGAAACAAATGTATTTAATTTACATGAGATTAATAATAATTTATTATATGATATTTTATAATGAATATTTCTAAAGTTAGATTAATTCCATTTATATTTTTATATTTTACTTTCTTAAAAATGGCAAAAATAATTTTATTTATAGAATTTGTTTGTTATCTACATAATACTAAAATAATTTATATTAAAATATTTTTTTATAATTTAATTAATTTCTATAAATTATTACAATTTAAAAAACCAAAAATACATAAAAAATCTATTAAAAATCTTGATTTTAATATGTTTTTAGATGATTTAGAAAAAATTTGATAAAAATATTTAAAAAGATTATATCATTATACATAATGGCAAAATATATTAGTAACCAAGAAGATATAGATAAATTAATTAAATTATATTATGAACAACCGCGTATATTATATGAACATCTTTTTGCTTCATATAATCAATTAATTGAAGAAATTATACCTTATTGTCTTATTCAAGAATCTAATTATTTTTATCAAAATGTTGTAAATGATTCTATTTATTATCACGGTATTAAATGTTCTAATATTCGAATTAAACCTCCTACTTTTGATAACAATAATGAAATTAAATTTCCAAGTGATGCACGTAAAAATCATTTAAATTATTTTGCAACTATTGTTGTTGATATTGTTCAAATATTAGAAAAAATAAATATTACAACTGGTGAAAAAACAATTAAAGAAATTAGTGAAGTAGAAAAAGAAGCATCTATAGCTAATATACCTATAATGGTTCGTTCTAAATATTGTTCTACACACATTAAAAAAGATTTACATGGTGAATGTAAATATGACCCTGGAGGTTATTTTATTGTTAATGGTCAAGAAAAAGTAGTTATGTCAATTGAAAAAATGGTTGATAATAAAATTTTAGTTTTTACTAAAAAAGAATTATCTTTTTTAAATTCAGATGGTTTAATATATATTGCACAAATTAATTCAAGAAAAAATGATTGGTCGGATAATTTGCAAATAATTACATTAAAAAATAGAAAAGAAAATGATTTCGTTTTAACTACTTCATCATTGGTTGATGTACCTCTTTTTGTATTATTTAGAGCATTAGGTATTGAATCAGATCAAGATATTATATCTAAAATTACTTATGATTTAGATGATGTTAAAATGATTAATCTGCTTCGTAGTTCTATGGAATATTCTACTGACGATAATGGTGTTCCAATTAGAACTAAAGAAGAAGCTATTGAATATTTGAGTTCAAAGCTTAGAAGAAATCGTATGATTTCTCAATCTAATGAAAGTTTAGCAAAAATTCAAAAAAAAATGATGTTAGAAAAAATATTTAGACAAGATTTTTTACCTCATTTAGGAGAAGATATACCAAAGAAAATTGCATTTTTAGGTTATATGGTAAATAAATTATTAAATGTTTGGTTAAAACGGGTAGATCAAGATGATAGAGATGCTTTACAAAATAAACGTATAGAAACACCAGGTATTTTAATTGGTCAATTATTTAGACAAAACTGGACTAAAATGTTAAAAGAAATAGGTAAATTATTTGCTAAAAAAAATACTTCTGATGAAACACCTATTAATATTATGAACCAAATTAAACCATCAGTTATTGAACAAGGTATTAAAACTTCTTTAGCTACTGGAATATGGGGTATAAATAAAACTAAAAAAGGTGTTGCACAAGCATTACAGCGTTTATCTTGGGTTCAAGCTATTTCTTACTTGAGAAGAGTTATGGCTCCTTCTTTAGATTCGTCTACATCAAAAGTGACATCTATTCGTCAAGCTCAAAATTTACAATCTCAATTTTTGTGTATATGTGAAACACCAGAAGGACAAAAAATCGGTATTGTAAAATCACTTGCTATGATGTCATCTATTTCACATCAAAATTCGTTTCAATATGAAATTATAACAACAATTCTTAAATCTACAAAAATGAAACATCCTTCTGATATTAATTCATTACATATGAAATCATTTATTAAAATTTTTATTAATGGTGATTGGGTTGGTGTTTGTAAATTAATAGATGGAATAGAAATTAATAATTATTTAAAAGATTCACGTAGAAAAGGTTTAATTGATAAATATACTACAATTTGCTTAGATTATTCAAAAAAAGAAATTAAAATTTATTCAGATGGAGGACGTTTAATTAGACCTATATTAAGTGTATCTGATAATAAACTTAATATATCAAAAGAATTAATTGATGATGTAGAAAAAGAATTAAATTCAAAAGATAAAGCTAAAGGATGGAAAAAAATTTTATCTAAATATCAAAATTTAGTTGATTATGAAGATGTTGAAAGTTCAAACTATATTATGTGCGCGGATAGATTTTATAGATTAGATGAATCTGAAAATAATAGAAATCGTAAAGTAGAAAATAAAGATACTAGTCAAATTAACCGTTATGGTGATTATAGATGGATTAAATATTCTCATTGTGATTTTCATGCTTGGACACAATTAGGTATTATTGCAGGTAATATTCCATTTAGTAATCATAATCATTCTGCGCGTAATATTATCCATTTTTCACAAGGTAAACAAGCTATTGGTATATATTTAACTAGTTATAAAGATCGTATGGATATTTCACAAATATTATATTATCCTCAAGTGCCTATTGTTACAACTAAAACAATGGAATATAATCATTGTTTAGATTTACCTTATGGTGAAAATGTTATTGTTGCAATTGCATCATACAATGGATATAATCAAGAAGACTCTGTTATTTTTAATCAAAGTGCATTAGATAGAGGTATTTTTAGAGCAGATACTTTAAAGAAATATCATTCTGAAATTAATAAAAATCCTTCAACCAATCAAGACGATATATTTACTAAACCAGATAAAAATAAAGTAGCAGATATGAAACAAGGTAATTATTCTAAATTAAATGATAATGGTATTTGTCCTGAAGAAACAGAAATTCAAAATGAAGATTTTATTATTGGTAAAGTATCACCTATTCAACCTACCGGTGATAATAATAAAGTATACAAAGATAGTTCGGAAATTTTTAAATCAAATGTTAATGGTGTAATTGATAGAGTACATACGAATATATATAATTTAGAAGGTTATGGAATTACTAATACTCGTGTTCGTATGGAAAGAAAAGCAGTAATTGGTGATAAAATAACAAATCGTCATGGGCAAAAAGGAACAATTGGTATAACTTTACCACAAAAAGATATGCCTTTTACATCAGAAGGATTAGTTCCAGATATAATTATGAATCCTCATTGTCAACCATCACGTATGACAATTGGACAACTTATTGAATGTGTAGCATCTAAAATTGGTGCAATTGATGGCACATTTATAGATGGCACACCATATTGTGATTATGATGTTCGTAAATTACCTGATATATTAGAAAAATTAGGATATAATAAATATGGTAATGAGATATTATATTGTGGTATGACTGGTAAAAAAATAGAAGCCGAAATATTTATGGGTCCCACTTATACTATTAGATTAAAACATATGACAGCAGATAAATATCATTCAAGAAGCAGAGGACCTCGTCAAGCATTAACAAGACAACCACTAGAAGGTCGTTCAAGAGATGGTGGTCTTAAAATTGGTGAAATGGAAAAAGATGCAATGATTGCTCACGGTATGGCTCAATTTTTAAAAGAACGTATGATGGAAACATCCGATATAACTAAAGTTTATGTATGTGATGAATGTGGACTCTTTGCTTCTAAAGTAATTGATAAAGATTATCATTTGTGCAAAGCTTGTCATAACTCAACTAAAATTAGTGCAGTTGTTATTCCTTATGCTGCAAAATTATTATTTCAAGAATTAATGAGTGTAAATATTTTACCAAGAATTAGAACAGAAAAAAATATTTATGCAGATGAAGCTTAAATATAATTAAATTATATTTAAACTAATGAAGCTTAAATAAAATTATATTTATACTAATGAAGCTTAAATTAAATTATATTTATACTAATGAAGCCTAAAAATAATTAAATTATATTTAAACTAATGAAGCTTAAATTAAATTATATTTATACTAATGAAGCCTAAAAATAATTAAATTATATTTATACTAATGAAGCCTAAAAATAATTAAATTATATTTAAACTAATGAAGCTTAAATTATATTTATACTAATGAAGCCTAAAAATAATTAAATTATATTTGTTTTGGTCTTTTCTCTTTGACTCTTCTAATAGATTGTTTTTCTTTAGTTTCTCTTGATTTTAAAATAAAGTCAGCCATCATAGCAGCTTTATTAGAATCTTTAGTAAATTCAAAAAGTGCTTTTTGAATATTTTCTTTTTTTAATGGTGCCTGAGATTTAGAAACTTGTTTAGTTAATTTACCATCATCAATAGCAATTTCAGATTGTCCTATATTATTTAAATAAGATAAAATATATTCTTCTGCTTGTTTTTTTTCATCATTAATTTCTTTGACTGTTTCGCGAATTTTTCTTAAATCATCATCTAACTTAACCCAACGAACTATTTTATTTTTAAAATCATTTGATACTTGAATGTCCGACATATTATATATAGAATAGATAAAAATTATCTATTTTATATATTTTAAATTTAAAATTTTAATTTAGCATAAAGGTTTAATATTGTAATCAGCTTCAGTTGTGCTATTATTCCAAGGAGATACAGAGAATTTAGGAACATTAATAGAACCTCTAATATCATATGAAGCATTTTTAAGAGATTGTCCAACAGTATTTATACCAATTATGTATTTTTCAGTATTAATTAATTTATCATCATTTATATTATATTTTGCTTGTGAAAAATCAGTGTCAAACCAATCATCGTTTAATTCTTTAGGTAAGAAATCTTTAGCATCATAATTTTTAACATTATTTTTTTTAAAATCAATTTCATCTTTTTTTTCATTAGGACCAACTACTTGTTCAAAAGCAACATCTAAAGCAGCACCAACACTTTTATCGATATCATTTGGTTCATAATTTAAAATAGAACCTTCGCCTTTAGATACACCTAGTTTATTTTCAGAGTCGGCTAAAACTTGATTTACTAATTCTGGTGATATGTTAGCAAATGTTTCATTTTGTTTTGTTAGAACAACTTCTTCTGTTGGTTCAACTTCTTCTGTTGGGTCAACTTCTTCCGTTGGGTCTGTTTCCTCACTTGGTTCAGATGAATTCATTAAAGAATAAATAAGAAAAAGAACGATAACTATCAATAAAATAGTAGATAAATTTATATCATCAAGCATATAGATATATTTTGTATTAGAAAAAAATTTAAAGTTTTTATTTATATATTTTCTAACTAATATTAAATATTAATTTGATAAATATTCTTCTGAAGAATCAGATATTAGCTTATATTTTGAATTAATATATATTTTTTTTATTTTATTTTCTATAATCTTTATTTTAATTAAATCTCCTTCTTCTAAATAAAATAAAGGAACAATTTTCTTTTTTTCATT